AAACGCCTACGCGCAGATCATCCGCAACGCCAGAGGAGAGGTAATCGCGCTCTACCCGCTCATGCCGAACAAAATGACAGTCGACCGTGATCAAAACGGCCGGCTTTTTTATATGTATCAGCGCGGGTCGGAGGATCCCGCTTCACTCGGAAATACGAGTCAGGTGGTGCTTGCTCCTTCTGATGTACTGCACATCCCCGGCTTGGGGTTCGATGGGCTGATCGGCTACAGCCCAATCGCCATGGCGAAGAACGCGATCGGCTTGGCAATTGCCACGGAAGAGTACGGCGCAAAGTTCTTTGCCAACGGCGCGGCACCTTCCGGTGTGTTGGAACACCCCGGCACGCTCAAAGATCCACAACGAATCCGGGACAGTTGGAACGCAGCCTATCAGGGAAGCGCAAACGCGCATAAGATAGCTGTCCTGGAAGAAGGGCTTAAGTACACACCGATCGGCATCGCGCCGGAGCAGGCACAGTTCCTGGAAACGCGCAAATTTCAGATCAACGAGATCGCGCGCATCTTTCGTGTGCCGCCTCACATGCTGGCAGACTTGGAGAAGTCGTCGTTCAGCAACATCGAGCAGCAGTCGTTGGAATACGTGAAGTACACCCTCGATCCCTGGGTTGTGCGTTGGGAACAGAGTATGTGCCGGGCGTTATTCAGCGAGAGCGAGAAGCCGACGTACTTCATTCGGTTCAATGTCGACGGCCTTCTCCGCGGCGATTACGCCTCCCGCATGACTGGGTATGCCACCGCACGGCAGAACGGCTGGATGAGTACCAACGACATCCGCGAACTGGAAAACCTCGATCGTATTCCGCCCGAGCTCGGCGGGGACCTGTATCTCATTAACGGAGCGATGACAAAACTTCAGGACGCCGGGCTGTTTAATGTGAAGTAAGTAATAATGTTAAGTTGACGCAGCATTGTACTTAATACATCTCCTTTTTTTTCGGAAAAATGCGGAATAGTCAGCAAATATATGTTTGCTGACCAAAAGGGACTCAACATAATGTATGCTCATCAGTGGAGGTGATTCGCATGCATGATCAAGATGAGTTTCTAAATTTACTACAGATGGCAAAAGAACATTTGGAAGAGCGTAGTTTCACTTACACGACCCAATATTGTTTTCTGCGAACTTGGCGAAGCATTTACAACTTTGCTATAAGTAGGGGCATTAAAACGTACAACGCAGATCTTGGCGAATTGTACATGCAAGAAAAATACGGGTTAGCGATCGGCGAGGTGCCTGAGAATAGCCTCGGTTTGTCACCGCACATGGTTCAAAAAGTCAGAGCCATACGAGCCCTGACTGACTTTACGCTTCATGGATTTATCCATAAGATTAAGCGCGGTGAAAAAATTTCATGGCCGGACCAGTATCGAAAAAATTGTGTTGCTTTCATTAATGATTACAAAACAAAAGACTATTCGCATGGAGCTTGCCGCCAACACGAGTTGGCTTTATACCGGTTTGTTTGTTATCTGGATTCGTTCGACGTACTCCTGGAAGAAATCAATGCACAGATCATTTTTGATTACTTCAAAAGTCTCTGCCATATTCCGAAGCCGACCTTAGTTGGTATAAGATCCACTCTGCTCATGTCACTCAGATTCTTCGCAAAACAAGGTGTATGCTCTGAATCATTGGTGGAATGTGTGCCACGGATTGTCTACCATGCGAAGGCCAAGCTTTCAAAATCGTGGAATGAAGAAGAAATCGCGCGTATGCTGAATGCAATTGACTGTGCCAATCCAGTTGGAAAGCGGGATTACTGCATTATGGCAATCGCTGCGAACTATGGGATTCGTACAGGTGACATTCTAGGGTTGACTATTGATGACATCGATTGGAAAAACGGTGTCATTAATTTTGTTCAACAGAAAACAGGGGAGTTGCTAACCCTTCCTCTGTTGGAACAAATAGGAAAAGCTATTGTCGATTACTGGCGAAACGGAAGGCCGATAACGGTTGCCACGGAAATCTTCGTCCAGCACACGTTGCCATATCAAAGACTATCAAGTCCTATGGCTTACTGTATATTCAACAGATATTTTGAGGCTGCCTGTATCGAAAACCGATTGGGTGTAAAACAGGGATTACACTCGCTCCGTCACAGCCTTGCCAGTAGACTTCTTGAAAAAGATACACCGCTGAATGTAATAAGCAACATATTAGGCCATGTCAATTCAGATTCCACGCGGAATTATATCCGTATTGACATTAATCAGCTCCGAAAATGTGCTTTGGAGGTGCCTGACTATGAGTAAACAAAAGCATATGGCAATCAATTCCTCAAAAGTGCGCAGTTTATGTCAAGATTTCATCGACTTGCAACGAGCCGTTGGTAAAAAATACGTAAAGGGAGAAAGCGACCTTCGCAGCTTTTGGAAACATTGTGAACAAGCATTCCCAGATCAAGATATTCCAGAGGATATCATTTTTAACTGGGTGCAAAATGATCCAAATCGTAGTATGAAAACAATGTCGTCTATCGCCAGCACATTGACAGTGTGGGCGAAACATGTGTTTTCCCTCGGATATATGCCACTAATGCTGCCACATATACGAGGTACTGTTAATACAGGATTCATCCCGCACTGCTTCACTGCCGATGAAATGCGAAGAATATGGAATACCGTGGACCAAATTAAACCTCAGAAAGTCTATCCTAATCTTCACAAATGTATCCCCGTGCTTTTTAGGCTTTTATATTCGAGCGGGCTTCGTATTTCTGAAGCATTAGGAATTACTTTGCAGGATGTTGATTTCACCCGAAACGTGATCACCTTATATCGTACGAAAAACGATCAAGAACGGTGGATCCCAATGTCTGAATCAATGGCAAAAGTCATGGAAACTTACATCATCGAGCGTCGAACCATCCTTACAAATGACAGTCCTATCTTTTTTTACCGTAGAGGCAAAATTTTGACAGCTGGCTCTGTTTACGGTCGGTTCAGAATGGTGCTTCATGATAGCAACATTCCATACCAAGGAAAATTACGAGGCCCCCGACTGCATGACTTGCGTCACACGTTTGCAGTACAAGCAATGAACAACCTTGCGGATGATGGCGAAGATCTTAATGTCGTTCTCCCAATATTATCGACATATCTTGGTCACTCATGTGTTAAATCCACAGAACGTTATATTCGATTGACAGAAGAAAGGCTTTCTAAAATAACGGAAAACATGGAAGCAATGATTCCGAATCTGTTCCCGGAGGTGGAAAACGATGCAGAAATATGAATCCTTTGGGCACTATCTAAATAAGTACCTGACAGTTTATCTACCGGGACAACGCGGACTTTCTACAAACACCATTCTTTCATACAGAGATGCTTTTTCGCTGTTCATTGTGTTTTTGAAAACCGCTAAAGGCCTTATGCCCGAACGATTGGCCATGACCTTTTTGACGCGTGAAACAATCGTTGAGTTTGCCGAATGGCTAGAAAATGAACGCGGAAACACAAGGTCTTCCCGGAATCATCGCCTTGTCGTTTTGCGTACCTTCTGCAAATGGCTCGCCGCAGAGAACCCTGCGTATCTCGGTTTATCCGAAGACATCTGCAATTTGCGGCTTAAGAAAGCTCCGAACCCTGTTATGGCATATTTGTCCGTTGACGCCATGAAGACTCTTCTTTCACTTCCCGACTCTTCGACAACCGATGGGTTAAGAGATCTTACCCTGTTGGCTTTGACTTACGATACTGGAGCAAGAGTCAGTGAAATTGCGAATCTTCGCTATAAAGATATTCGGTTCTTGTCACCCCCGATTGTGAAAATTACTGGGAAAGGAAACAAAACAAGAATTGTACCGCTCCTGCCTCAAACCGTGCGTTATCTAAAGACGTATATGGCGCGATTTGATGTAATACCTGAAGAATCCCAGGAATTGTATGTTTTTAACAGTCATAGGGGTGAGCAACTTACTCGTGCGGGTATTTCATATATATTAAACAAATATGTGGATATGGGGCGAAACATATGCTCGACATTATTCCCTGATAAAGTGTCCCCCCACACACTGCGGCACAGCAAAGCCATGCATATGCTTCAAGCTAATAACAATATTGTGTGCATCCGCGATATTTTAGGTCACGAAAACCTGAATACTACAGAGCGCTACGCAAGAGCGGACACATCCATGAAAAGAGAAGCGCTGCAAAAAGCTGAAATACTCATGCCAATGCCAGTCATTCAGGAAGATAATTCACCATTGAGGACTCTGGAGAAAAATAATAATGTAAAGTAAATGTGGCATTCTTGCTGAAAAGCACCGTCCAATTCGGCGGTGCTTTTTTCTACTCAGCATTATTCTCTACTTCACATTAAACACGTAATGGAAAGCTTTCCATTAGCTGTTCGGGGGAGTACAAAAGAAAAAGGAGGATTCTTCTTGAAACATCAATTCTGGAATTGGGTGCATAACCAAGACGGCACCCGTACACTGACCATCGACGGCGTAATCGCCGAGGAAAGTTGGTTCGCAGATGACGTCACGCCAAAAGCCTTCCGCGAACAGCTGAACGCCGGGACGGGGGATATTGTGATTTGGGTCAATAGCCCGGGTGGAGACTGCGTTGCCGCGAGCCAGATTTATACCATGCTCATGGAATATAAAGGCAACGTAACGGTCAAAATTGAAGGCATCGCGGCTTCTGCAGCTTCGGTGATCGCCGTGGCCGGCACAGAGGTGCTCATGGCGCCGACGAGTTTGCTCATGCTGCACAATCCTCTGACCATTGCGGTTGGCGACACGGAGGAAATGCAGAAAGCAATCGCCATGCTAGACGAGGTGAAGGAAAGCATCATCAATGCATATGCCCTGAAAACTGGGCTTTCCCGTCTCAAGATCTCGAATTTCATGGACGCCGAGACCTGGTTAAATGCGCAAAAAGCGATCGAATTAGGCTTTGCCGACGGCATGTTAACGCGGGACGCGCCACTGTCAGAGAACATCCCGGCTAACAGTTATCAATTTAGTCGCCGCGCGGTGACCAATTCACTATTAAACAAGTTACCGAAACCCGAACCGAAATATTCCGCAGAGCCGCTGTTGCAGCGGCTCAATCTTTTGAAGAAATAGAGGAGAAAAAAACATGAACCAGATTCAGGAACTCCGCGAAAAACGCGCAAAAGCGTGGGATGCAGCAAAAGCATTTCTCGACACCAAGCGCGGCTCGGACGGCCTTCTCACCGCCGAAGACGTAGCGACTTACGAGAAGATGGAAACGGACGTCGTCAACCTCGGTAAAGAGATCGACCGGCTCGAGCGTCAGGTGGCGCTGGACGCCGAGCTCAACAAACCCACTGCCGATCCGCTGACGAGTAAACCGGCTCAAACTGCCGCGGAGCAAAAGACCGGCCGTGCGTCGGACGCATACAAAAAAGCGTTCTGGAACGCGATCCGTTCCAAGAACCCGAGACCCGAGATTCTCAACTCGCTGGTCGAAGGCACCGACAGTGAAGGTGGCTACCTCGTGCCGGACGAGTTCGAGCGCACGCTGGTGCAGAAGCTGACGGAAGCGAATGTGCTGCGTCCGCTCTGTTACGTGATCCAGACCAGTTTCGGCGATCGGAAGATTCCGGTCGTCGCGTCCAAGGGAACCGCCGACTGGGTCGACGAAGAGGGCACCTATCCGCTCTCGGACGATACATTCTCGCAGGTCGTGCTCGGCGCGTATAAGCTTGCGACCATGATCAAGGTATCCGAGGAACTGCTCTCCGACAGTGTCTTCAACATCGAAGGGTATGTGTCGGAGCAGTTCGGCAAGCGCATCGGCGACAAGGAGGAGGATGCGTTCCTCACCGGCAACGGTGTGAGTAAGCCCACTGGAATTCTGCACACCACCGGCGGCGCGGAGCTCGGTGTGACCACGGCAGGCGCTTCTGCGATTACGGGCGATGAGCTGATCGACCTCGTATACTCGCTGCGTGCGCCGTACCGGAAGAGCGCGGTATTCGTGCTCAACGACACGACCGTGAAGCTGCTGCGCAAACTAAAAGATGGAGAGGGGCAGTATCTCTGGCGCCCGGGCATCACGGAG